TCATCGCGCCACTGCCGCGTGGCACGCTTGGCAACGAGCTTATAGCCCGGCACCGAATTACCTGACTCTAGCACCTGCATCGCAAGTGCGCGCAGGTCGCCAATCCAATCTTCAAGCACTGCCGCACGCTCTAGCATCTGCCCAAGTTGCGCGGCGTCGAGCTCCTTAATCTGCGTCTGCGTGGCGCGATCGACTGCGCCCGTCATCTGCGGGCAGATGGGCTTGGCCGCACACCAGCGGCAATGCTCGCCAATCTTGAGCGGCGCGTCGGGCTTGGCCGACTGCTTGACGGCGTAAACCAGCTCGCGCTCAAACTGACGCACGCGGTCAAACGATGTCACCCAGCGCTTGACCTTTGGCGGCTGGACAATGATGCACTCTATTTCCGTGACATCCTTGAATACCCACTCCAGCTCCGGCGTGCGCAGCGCCGCAGCCGTATAAAATAAAAGCTGAGGGTTTTCCTCCACTTCGACGGCCACGCCATCACCGAATTTCCAATCCAATACAATAGCGCGATTGCCAATCCGACCGATAAGATCACAAGAGCCGAACACACCCGGCAAAAGATCACCGAAGCTGACGGTTCGTTCGACGGCGTATTCGAGCTTCGCTTCAGGGTCGATTTCATTGATTGCGTCCAAGGCTGGGCGAACCTTCTCATCAACCAGGTCGCCGGTAAGTTTGTGGCCGTTGTACTCCATGTCGAGCACGTGGCGCAGCTCCTTGTCGGAGCCCAGAAGCTCGGCCATGACGTTGTGCAGCAGCGTGCCTTCGTCAGCGTACTTGCTGCTTGGTTTCGGGGGAACTTTTTGGCAGAGCGCAACGCTGCCGGGGCAGTTAATCACGCGCTTGGCGGTGGACCCGCCGACTATGTTGCTATGACTCATCGAGGACTCTCCTTTAGTGTGTTTGCGTAAGCCTAAATCGTACGATTTGGCTTGTCAAGCGTTCTGTTACATAATAGTATGGAGGCATGAAAGAAGCAGACATCGAACAGCGGTTGGATTGGGCGGTGCAGCGCGCCGGGGGCAAGACCTGGAAGTTTGTCAGTCCTGCCAATCGCGGCGTATCGGATCGCATCGTTTGTCTGCCAAACGGCGATACTTGGTTCGTGGAACTGAAGCGCCCCGGCGGTAAGCGCACGGCGTTGCAGGAGCGGTTTGCTAAAGAGATGGTAGGGCTGCGGCAGAAGTACGCTTTGCTGTCAAGCGCGGAGGAAGTCGATGCTTGGGTTACGTCCATATCAGGCTGACGCCGCCGACTTCCTCTACGCCAACGACCGCGCGATGGTGTTGGCGCCCGTAGGCGCTGGCAAGACGGCGCTCACCCTTACGGCCATGCGCGACGCGCTGCGCGATGGCGTGGTCAAGCGTTGGCTAGTCGTGGCACCGCTGCGTGTGGCGCAGCATGTGTGGCCGGTTGAGGCACCCAAATGGACGCCCGATCTCACCCTATCTGTTGCCGTAGGCTCGCCCGCGTGGCGGACTAAAGCACTGGCGTCGGACGCCCGCGTGGTGGTCATCAACTACGACAATTTGCAGTGGTTAGCCAAGCAGAAGCTTGACTTTGACGGCGTGGTGTTTGATGAATTGACCCGACTGAAGAATCCGTCAGGGATTCGCTTTAAGGCGATTCTGAAGGCATTAGAGCCGATTAAAGTTCGCTGGGGGCTGACGGGCAGCTTCACGTCAAACGGCCTTGAGGACGTGTTTGGGCAATGCAAAATCATCAACCAAAGCCTACTTGGACGCAGCAAAGGCGCTTTTCTGCAACAGTATTTTATTTGTCTCAACCGAGAATATGGCGAGTGGACGCCCGCTACCGGCGCGTTGCCGCAGGTTATGGCGCGGATCAAGCCCGCGACCTATGTGCTAGAGCCTGGCGAGTACAAAGACAAACTGCCTCCGCTGCACACCGTGACGCTGCGTTGCGAGTTACTTGACCGCGAGCCCTACGAGAAGATGAAACGGGACTTCATGGTGGAGTTTCCCGACGTTAGAGCCATTGCCACTAACGCTGCCGCCGTCACGGCCAAGCTACAGCAGATGTCTTCGGGGTTTGTCTATGACACGACCCGCACGGCATCAGACCGCCCCGGCAAGTTTGACGTAACGCAGAAGACGACGTGGTTTTCAGACCACAAGTTAGAGTTGTTGGAAGACTTGCTCGACGAAAACCAACACGCCAATACGATAATTGTTTACAATTACCAAGCCGAGCTAGAAGTGCTCAAGCGTTGGTATCCGCAAGCGCGGACGATTGACGAGCCGGGCGTGATTGACGCCTGGAACCGGGGTGAGGTTGAGCTGCTATTGATCCACCCGAAGTCGGCGGGTCACGGCCTGAACCTTCAGCACGGCGGCTGCCGGATGGTGTTTATGTCGCTGCCGTGGTCGCTTGAGGAATACGAGCAGACAATCGGGCGGCTGCACCGTAGCGGCCAGCGGCACGATGTGTGGGTCTATGTCCTGCAAACGGGCAAGACGATTGACGAGAAGATTTGGGCGGCGTTGCATGACAAGCGCGCCATGTCGGACGTAGCAATGTGGGAGCTAAAATGAACTGGCGCGAACTGAACGCACAACTGAACCAAATGACCGAAACTGAGGTCAAAGGCCTCCTCGACGTGGAGCTGGTTGACCGCCAGCGCGTCACGTTTGTCGAGCGGCTGCACCAGCGTTATTGCACCCTGCGCGCGACGCGAGAGCGGGCTGAGATGATGGCTCTACTAGCCCCGCCCGCGCAGGTAGCGTAAGTATTCCGCGCCCTCCTCGGGCGCCCACCAGACCTTTACCATGTCGGGATGGTCTGGCGACAGGCTTGGGTTAATCGTTACGAGCGCACAGGGGCTGAAGGCGTTATCGCGGAAGCCCCGTTCCTTGGCGTAGCGATCGTAAACCTTGTAGCTGGCGACCTTCATCGTGTGCATGGCGATGCCCGTAATCGGGTCTTTAAGCACCGAATAAGCCGATTCGTGCTTGTGCCCGGCGACGTAGATGTGGTCGCGGGTGCCTAGAATTGCAGCCTTCATCGGCCCGTGCGCTGGGTTCCAGATTGACGAGCCGGTGTGGTCATGCCGGCTGTTGACGCGTACCTCGGCCCCGTTCGGGAAGCGTAGCGCGATGCGCGCCTCGCTTGACTTGTAAAGCGCGTCCTGCTGTTTAGCAATCCAACGCATCGGATCGCCCGCGCCTGACCACAAGTCGTGGTTGCCGCCAAGTATCCAGAGCCAGTTGCATCGGCCTACAAACCACTCGGCAAGACGCCAAGCCTGCGCCGCTGACGTACCCTGCTCGCCGTAAAGCTTGGCCAAGCGGCCTACCCAGTTGTTCGTGGTGTCGCCTACGTTGACGGCGAACAGCCCGTCGGTATCGGAGACAAGTTGCGTGTGCCGCTCTAGCGCGTCGATGTCGGTGCCGTCGTCATCAACGTGCGGGTCGCCAAAGAACAGGATGCCTATGGCGCCAGGTATCTTGATTCGTACGGGGATGAGCTTACTGGCTTCTTCGTGGTCACGCTTATGCGCAAACTGGCGCTTGCGGTGTTCAATAAGCTGCTCAATCGGCACGTCGTCCATCGGCAGCGGGGTAAACTCAAAGTCTTTCTCAGGCAGCGTAGCCTTGTTGTACGTTGAGTCGGGAACCTCAAACCCCTTGGCTTTAAGCCCGTCGATTCGGGCCATGATGGACCGAGTGTTAAGATTCAACAATCGCGCCGCTTCGGCTCTAACTCCGTTAGCTTCGCGCAGTGCTTTCATTAGTTGATCGTCGGATACTTTACGAGCCATCGTTTACTCCATCGTAGTAAGCATTTGTTGCAGTAAATGCCCGAGGCGATCCACCAGTTGCTCTTGGCGCGACAAGTCATCGTGCCCGGCGACATCAAGCAACGCATGGACGGCTTCGTGCGCCCAAACCTGCTGACGATTCGTGCCTTTACAAGAGCTTAGAATATGAATCTCATACTTGTCAGGAAGCCACATTCCAACACAATTTTTGCCGTGCCGCCACTTTGAAGGCGGAATAACTTTTACTTTGATTGTGTGACCGGCAAGTTGGAATTGCCGGGGAATACCGTCGCCACGTGTTATGGCGTTGGTTGCGCCCACTTTTGCAGCGCACGCAGCTTCGCGTTTTGCGAATCGCATTGGGCGGCTAGCTCGCGGAGGTCGGGGCCGATGTCTGGCCCTTGTTCAAGATTTGCTCCAGCCGATCCTGCACCGCTCCCGGCGGCGGGGGCGGGGTCATCAGTTCTGGGGGCGGCGTAGCCGGGACGCACTGCATTGGGGTCGCGGCACAACCGGACAGGAGCAGAGCGAACAGGGCGGCTAGCAAGAGCAGCCAGTTCGGATGCGTACGCAGTCGAAGCCATTTCAGCGCGTATACGAGTAGCGCGCTCGGTCCGTAGTTCAGCTTCCAGACGCTCCACTTGAGGGCGTATTTCTTCACGGCCTTGCTCCCGAAATGTGTGTACCGCGTAGACTGCCAGCAACCCTAAGCCAGCGGTCAAGATTAAATGCGGCGCGTACTTCAGTAACCAGTAAGGCACTACTTTACACCATTATGCTCAAAAGAGTAGTGGTTGCCGTCATTAAATCGGCCGCCCCACCGAGCAAGCGGGTGCTGCTGCTCCCACCATTCGCCTAGCGGACGGTGATCTTCGCTTTGCTCCAGAAATTCGCCGTTCTTGAACAGATTAAGGTCAATGGCCAACCGAATCTTGTGGGCGCTGCTCGGGTGGCTGTAGGACTTGCGGACGCCCATGACGCCATGTACACGGGGGTCGCGGAAGGCGTCGCCTAGCGACACCTCGTAGCCAAGCTCGTAAGCCTTTTCAATGAGTTTGGCCACCAGGCGTGCGTACACGCGCTGCTTCTGGCCTAGCGTCACGGCTTGTCTGCCTTGGCGTCCAGCTTGTCGTTTATGCGCATCAACATGGCTTTGATTTCGTCAATGTCGGCGCGGTAATCAACACGGGTCACGTACGTCAACGGCATGGTGCGCACGTCCTTGTCAAGCCGTTCGATGCTGCGGCTGATGTTATTAAGTATCCACCCGCCAAACAGACCGGCAATACCTACCGCAATATTGAACAGAATTTGCCCGTCGTCCATTACACGCTCCGTAGCACTAGGGTAACAAGCCAACTTATCAGCGCACCCGCCGACAGCCACAGCAGCTTCTCAACCCAATCAATCCGTTTTTCTAATCTTGCTACCCGATCGGCGACCGACTTGACCTTGTGGCCGTAGTCCGTCTTGAGCAGGCGCAAGTCCTTGGTTTCAACCGTCACGTCTTATCTGCAAGCGCCTGCGTTGTAATCGTGCGCAGCACCAGGTTCGTGACCGCACCAACCAGCAAGATTGACGCCGCAACGTCTTGCCCAAACAACGTCGTCAAGTGCCCGGCAAACATCTCTAGGCTGGCAAGCAGCGCCAGCGCAACGTTCCACCACACCGTTTTGGATTTAAGCGCACCTTTAATTGCCGGGGGCATAATCGTCTCCTTAGGGGGCTAATGCGTTTTGGCGCGCTTCAGCTCCAGCGAGCGCGTTGGTAATGACGGCTGCGGGCGCTGCCGCACGCTGCGCGGCTGCGCCACCTGCACGGACTGCGCCGGTTGCGGTCTGGACCGCGCCAGCGCGACGCTGCGCAGCCTCAAGGGCTAACGCCGCCGTCTCCGGCTGCAACATGTCAGTGGCAATCTCGATGGCAAGTTTGCGGTCAATCTTGCCCGCAAGCCGTTTGAGGATGGCGTTGGCCACGGTTGTCACGCGGTTGAGCAACGTCGGCAACTGCGCGCCACCGGCGGCTTCAACCAATAGCTCCGTACCGGCACGCTCGGCGCTTGGGCCAGCCGGGCGGGCTGCGCGAGCTTGCTCGCGGTACTTAGCCTGACGGGCCAAGTCGCTGCGGATGTCCTCAACAATCTTGACCTGATCCGGCGTCAGCACGTCAGAAAGCTTTTCGTAGCGCGGCGCGCCAACGGCAGCGCGCTGAATCGTCTGCGGCGCAGCCTCGACCGCACCTGCAAACGCTGCCGGGCGAAGTTTCTGCTCGCCTTGCAGCGCCGAGGTCAACTTGCTTTCAAGAAACTGACCGACTTCCATCTGATTAATGGGCTTGCTGCGCGCTTGGAACGTGCTGCGGGCCGTGCCGTATTCCGGCACTTGACCTTCCAGCCAGTTGATGAAGTCTTTGCGAGTGCTTGCGATTTTGCTAGCTTCAACTTTGCCGATACCGTACGTAGCGGGGTTCTGGATAAGATCGTCTAGCGCCAATTTGACGTAGTGCATGTCGGCAGCGGTGTAGTTACCGCCCGAGCCAAACGATGCGCCTTCTTCAGCGGCCAAAGTTTTAGCGCGTTCAAACGCTTGTTTTACTGACGGCCGCGCCTGCAAACTTTGCAAGGTGGCGTCCTCTACCACAGGCTTTGCGCCAGCTTGTCCGTACAGCAGCCGCGCTTCAGCCGCGCGGGCGTTTCGAGCCGCAGTAAGCTGCGCCTCAGTGCCGCCCACCTGACGCAGCGACGCCGCGCGCGCCGCGTCCTGCGCCTGCCGGCGTGCCATGTATTCAGACGGCAGAATCTTCTCCGCCGACTCTTGCAGCGCAGCGAAGCGCGTCGCGCCTACATCGGCTGCCGCCTCGCCAGCCGTCGGCGTGGCGCCCGGCACAATCTCTGGCTGCCGCAACGCGTTGATAATTTCCGGTGCGCGGCCTTCAGCGGCTTCAAGCAGCACATTAGCCTTACCGCCGATTGCTGCGCGTTCTAGCGCGTTGACGCCAGCGCGACCGGCAACCGCCACAGGTGCCGTAACAACGCGCGTGGGGTCCGTAACACGCGAAACAGTGCCGAGCACTTGTCCGGCGCGACCTGGCGCGGCGGCGGCGCCTGCACCCGTTAGCGTGGACACATCAGCGAGAAAGCCAACGGGGTCCGTTGCAATGGTGTTCTTAAACGCTTCGACGTTGCTGTAGCGGTCGCGGTATGCGCCACCGACAGCATTAGCCTTGTCAATAAACCTTTGCGCTATGTCGGGTCGAGCTATCCACTCGGGCGGAAGGAATCGTATGTACGCGCCCGTAAACACTTCAGCAAGTTCGTTTACCGTTTTGACGGGATTGGTAACAGCGGTGTACAGACCTTTAAAAAGCTGCGCACCGCTTTCGGGAATGTTGGTAAGAGCTTCGCGGCCAACCTGTGCCCAAGTGCGGCCAGCAGGCTCTTGGCCTACCGCACCGCGCCCTTCGGTGGCATCCCAAACAACTTTGCTTGGGTCAATCGGCGCGCTTCTTCGGGCCGTGGTCGGCTGAGCGGGAGCGTCCCACTTAACCTTACTGGGGTCAATCGCCATACTCAACGCTCCCGTCCGTGTATTCAACTACGGGGCGGCCGTTCAATGTACCGCGACGCTTGACCTGACGGGAAACATTGATTTCGGGATAGTAGTCCAACACTTCAGGCTCTTTCTTAGCCAACATACCGCGCTCGGTGTTGTACCGATCAATGACATTTTGAGCCGACTGGTTGTTGATGCGGATGATTCGGCGGATACTGTTAACGTCAAGCGTCTCCTCGCCCGCCGCAATCTTTTTGGCAAACTCGCGGTCAGCGTCCGAAAGGCCCGTACCGGCACCGAACGCGGTGATGCGCTCGGCAACCTGCTGACCAACGCCAGCAAAGTAAGCTTCGGTTGCTGACACGTCAATACCAACGGCTTTGGCCACAGCCGTCCGCGCGTTGGCAAACGTACCCGAAATAAACTTCGGATCGTCCAACAGCGGCGAAAGTTGTTCAGAATTTTGCAGCGAAGATACGGCTGACTCGGCTTTCGTACGGAAATCATCAAGCCGCTTGGCTGCCGTTTCACCCAGCGTTTTGCTAAATTCTTTAGCCGCCGGCAAGTTGACCGTAGTGCGCGCAGCTCCCGCGCCCGCGATACGCGCTTTTTGCGCCTCAACTTGGGGCGACATGGGCACAAACAGTTTAGCGCGTTCAGCCGCCGGAATCTGCGACAGGAACTGTCCGCGCAACGCCGCTTGGAGCTGCGCCGGGTCATCGGGCAACGAGTTTACGGCGTAGTCGCGGAACTGCGGCACAATGGTGCCCTGCGCAATCATAAAGTCTACTTGATCAATCACCTGCGCCTTGGTGGGCGGCGCTTGGCCATACGCAAAGTCGCCAAGCATTTTCTGAAACCGGCCATAGTTATCGTCGGCCAGTTTAGCTTCGGCGGCGGCAGTTTCCACGCCGGTCTTTTTTACCGTGGCGCGCTTGCTTTCGGTTTCGGCCATTGCCGACGCAAGTTCAGCGCCAGGCTTGCCAAAACGCAAAAGCTGGTTCTGCGCTTCGGGCGTGCTCAGATCGGCGGAAGACAGGTAGTTGCGGAACTCCAACTCCCGCTGCGCGGCCGCCAGTTCTTGCTGCTCCTTAAGGCGCTGGGCGCGGACGCCACGGCCGGCCTCAAGCCCCTGCACATACGAGCCGAGGATGTTGACCGGCTCCAGTTGGGTTGCACCGATGACTGCCATGACTTACCCCACGTTCCCGTATTGCGGACCCTGATAGTTAAACGCCATCAGGTTGTTGCTAGCGGGCGATGACACGCCGGTCGGGCCGAAATACCCGCCCCTAGACAGGCCGTAGCCCATGGCCGCTTGGCCAAGTGCGTTAGAGAGCGCGTTAGCCTGACCAAGATAGCCAGACGCGCGAGCCTGACCGCCCTGCATGAGCAGGTTGCCGACATTGGTGCCCATCTGGCCAGCCTGTTGACCAACCTGCTGCGTAGCCGCTTGCCCCGCGCCGTAGAGGCTGCCGAGGACGCCGAGGCGGTTGCCGAGCAACGCTTGGGCGCGGTTAAAGGCGTTCATGTACTCCTGCGAACCCATCTCCTGACCGTAGCGCGCACCGGCGCGGATTGCTCCGCCGCCAAGGTACTGACCGCGCGCGGCCTGCATGCGCTCTAGCGCCTTCTCGCCTTCCGCCAGACGGAACGCGTAGCCGGGGTCCGTTTGCATGTCGGCGGCGCTAAACGGCCGCCCTAACGAGCCGTACCCGGTCGAAGCGGCGTCGCCGCCAAGACCTAGCAACCGCAGCATTTCGTTCTGCGACGTAATGCCCGCCTGACGAAACGGCTCTTGCAGCTCCGTCTGCCGCTCAAATATCTCTCGCTGAACCTGCGCCGCTTGATCGGCGGCTTGGGTCTGCGCTCGGGCAGCTCTGCTGGCTCCCCGCGATGCGACAGCGCCACCAACGACGGCGCTGCCAAGAATTGCTGCTGCGGTTCCAATGGCCATTACGCCACCTCTCTAATATACGTGCGTTCCATAGGACGAAAGCCTTTTCGCGCATAAAGATTAGCCATCTTATCCGCGCGTTCATCTTCAAGGGCAATCATAAAAAGCGCGACGGCGCCTTTTGCGGATGCCCACGATTCAATCGTTTTGTACATGGCTTGACCAGCTCCTTTGCCTCGCGCTTCGGGGGTCAGCCACCACCACAACTCCTGCACTACCATACTGGTCGGGCTGAAGTACATAGGGTAGAACAATGCACCGGCAATGCCAATAATCTTGCCATCGTCTTCAGCCAACCAGACGCCAACCGACGGATCGTGGATGGCGCGTAAGTAAAAGTCTGAATACCCATCCGCGTCAAACGGGATGACCCCGTGCATCGGGGACGCCGCATGGAACGCCTGCGCAAGCGGCAGGTAGCGCGGCAAGTCCTCGGCGATGGCGTTGCGGACGATCACGAAATCTCTCGGCCTGAAGCGCGGATGTTGATGGCCGTGGCCGCTGACGCAATCGTTGAGATTGACCCGCCAGGAGCAAGCACATGGCCGACGATTTCGGGGAACGTGTACGTCTCCGAGGGCAGCAGGGTCTTGCTTTTAATGATTAGGTTCTGGTTGCCGGCGTTATCAAACTGCGTCACAAGGTTGACCGAAATGGTCCGAGCCGACGTGTCGTAGTTAGTCGCCGTAAACTTGTCGATAATGGCCGACACGCCCGAGGCGCTGTACTGCGTCGTCTGGCTAGACTCCGCAATCTTGGCCGGAATTAAAACTCGTACGTTAACTGCCATGTGTCACCTTAGAACGTAAAGACCATACGAACGCGGCCATTCCCACCGTTTTCGCCTTCGGCAAAACCGCCGTTGCCGCCATATCCGGCTGTCAAACTGTTATCGCCAACTATGCCTGTTGCCCCGGCGTTAGTGAACAGAGCTCCGCCGTTGCCAGTCGTCCCCGGCACCGTATTACCGCCAGAGGCCGTACCACCCGCGCCTTGGGTATACGACGGCGTGGAAGTGCCTTGCAGACCACCATTTGCCGTCATGGTCGTAATTGTGTAGGTGCCACTGTAGACGTTTGAGAACGTCCCCGCCGTAGCCGGGCCACCGCTGCCCCCAGCACCTCCGGCGCCAACGGTGAAATTGATTGTTTTTAGGGGGTCGCCAACGCCAAGGACGAGTACCGTTTTGGAATACCCGCCGCCACCGCCACCGCCGCCTTCGTAAATGTCCGGCTCTCCAGGCGCGATGAAATACGTGCCGCCGCTACCGCCGCCGCCGCCCGCGCCCCAAACTTCAATCGTCGCGCCTGTTGCGCCAGCCGGAATCGTCACCGATCCAGAGCCGGGTTCGCTCGCGTCATAGACGCCCGCGCCAGCGCCACCGGCACTGCCGTTAAAGAACGCTGCGAGGGTCGCGCCGCCCATCAGGTCAATCCTGCTCCGCTGATAAGCCAAGACGTACCGGCAATCTTAATACAAGTTGCTACGCCATTACGGGCAAGCGTTCGGGTGCCGGTCGTCGTGCTGTTAGCCAACGTCAACGTGTCTGAGGTAATCGCAATCGAAAGGTTAGTCGCGTTGACATTAATAAAAATTATGACCGTGCCGACCGGGAACGGAACTGACGAGTTAGCCGGAATCGTGAGCGTAACGCTGGTGCCGTTCATCAAAATTGACTTACCAGCATCCGATGCAATCAGCGTATAACCCGTCGTTTTGCTGTTCTGCGGCGCATCTCGATAGCCTGCCTCATAGTTTGTGTTAGACGGCGCGTTATCGGGAATGAGAACGGTGCCCGTAAACGTCGGGCTGGCAATCGGCGCAAACTTGGCGTCCGAGGCCGTTTTGGTGTAGGCGTCCGTGATGCCGTAACCCGACAGCGTGTCGGGCGTACCGGCGATGTCCGCCCACTCAATGCCCTGCACGCTGAAGTCGTTAACACCCGACACGTCGTCGTACGTGCCAATCGTGACGTTCGCCGAGGTCTGAAGAACGAACTTGTATGACGCACCCTGCGTCAGCCAGACCGCATTAGCGGTCCTACCGGCGGCGTTAAGGACGATGGGGTTGGTATTAGGGGTAGCTCCAGAAGACGACGTATAGGTCGCCTGCGGGGTCGTGGTACCCGCTGCATACGTGTAGAGCTTGCCGCCCGACAGGATATTGCCGTTGTTGTCGAAAAACTGTGCCCCGACACCGGCAAAGGGAGAAAGAAATACGCTCATACGTACACCTGCATAACGGTCAATATGATGGATGGAATCGCCGGCACGGGGGCGGCCGCCGCAAACGTCTGAAGCTGCACGCTAAGATCGTCAACGGAAAAATATAACTGAAAATAGTCGCCGTTGGATAGCGGCAAGAAAAAGTTTGCAGCCGAGAAGATTTCGGCGTTGTTGCCCTGAATCTGAATCAACGACCCAGAATTGGCGACCGCCGTGCCGTTGATGGCGGGCCAAATGTAAAACCTGCCGCTACCGCCTGAAGTCTTGTCCACCTGAATAGAGAACTGCACGTTGTAGATGGCAGGCCGCGCAACTTTGATTTTGCTGCTATCCGCCGGATCACGGTAGACGCCATACGCCGTGTCGGCGTTGTTGTAAGTAATGGCTTTAGCCGTATTGATAACGGTCGCCGCTTGAGTCTGGGTTGAAAAAAACGACCCAAAATTTACCACGTTGGGTTCGGGATAGCGGGGCATCAGTTTAAGCGCCTGTATCTCCGACTCCAGCACCGGCACGGTGTCTTCTACCGTAGCCGCCAATGCCGGGGTCAACTCAAGGTCAGCCGTCGTGATCTGCGTCGTGCCTGCGCCTGTCAGCGTGAACTGGTTGTTTAGAAACCTAAACCATTCGCGCGAAATGAGGCCCGTCCGCTCGTCAATGAACGGTACGCGAGGCGCCGGAATGTTAGTGATATTAGGCACTGGTTCCGGCTATCCTGAGTTCAGCGCCCATGATTGCCGTCACCATAGGGTCGGCGGCAGATACTTCGTACACGCGATCGCGCGACTTGAGGGTTGCGCCAAGCCGACGCCAGATAACGCGGGTCTGCGTTGCGCCAATCGGCCCAAGCGACTCCCACCGCTCGTAGCTCCAAGTGTGCCCGCCATCGTCCGACCAGCGCAGCATGACCTGCGGATTAACGACGCTGTTCTCCGGCTCGCCCTCGACAACGATGTTGCCAAGGTCTTGCTGCAAGATGTACCCAGGCGCTTGTTGCTCAAGGAAGCCGGGGTCGTCGTATAGCCCGCCCACGCCCGTCTGGCAGTCAAGCTGCAACTGGTGGTGGATGGTACGGGTTAGGTTGTTCTGGCCGGTCGGCAGCGCGCGCCATGTCCGCAGCCATTTCTGCAACTGCGTGTCATCGCGGAAATACCGCAGGTCAAACTCGTAGAGACGGCCATCTTGGAAATCTCCCAAAATCGGCTTGCCCTTAAAACGGGCATGACAGTTTGATCGATGGCGACGGAATTGACCTTTCTCAAACGCTGCGCGTTCATGCCAAGCGCCGGTCGCGGCGTCATACACCCAAGTGGTGTTGGCCGTCGGGAAAATCAGCACGTAGAACGCGTGGCCGTCTTGCTGATACGTATACGCGATGGCGTCAGACAAATCAGTGTAGTTTTGGATGGCGAACTCGACCGCATGGGTCGAAACGCGCACGCCTTGGTAGCCTTGAGCGCGGTAGACGACGCCTTGACCGCGAGCGTCAGCGCCGAGCCAAAACACACTATTGTCGAGCTTGGCAACCGAGTACGGCGCGATACAACCGATCTCGTTGTAGGCGCCTTGGATGCGCGTCAGCGGAAAGTCAGGATCGCCCGAGTTGTACCAAACCTCAACCGAGTTCGTGCCAAATAGCCACGCCTCGCGGTGGTCGATAATGATCGACACCAAACCGTCCGGTGAGCCCTCGGCGCTTGCAAAGTCAAGCGGGTCGATGGAAAGACCATCGAGCAGCGCCGTCACCCAGATGCGCTGGCTGTTCGGTTCGTTGAAGACGAAATAGCCGTCTAAGTAGCCAACCGTCACCGCGCCGGGGAAGTCAGGGTCGGTGATCTTTTGGAAGACGTTGGTATTGCTGTTGTAGATGTATCCATCAGGGTTACACGCTACAAAAATTTGAATACCGTTGTCCGCCATCGACACCGGGCCGGTGCCCGTAATGTCGCCGAGCTTGGTAACATTTAAGTTACCGTCAACCTTGTAGAACTCGCTGCCCGAGGCGACGTACAGGCTGTCTCCCAAAGGATACAACGCACGGATGGGGCCAGAGCCCACCTCCATGTACTGCCGCAAGCCGGGGCACCGCTGAAGGTACGCAGGCTCTTTGCCGGCCTCGGGGATGACCTCGGGGTAGAGGTTTACCATCCGAGCATCGGCGGCGTTTACGCTGCGCGCAACGTAAGACGAGCCCAGGATCGGCGTCTTCATTAAAAGTTACCGGCGTAGATGTTGTACCGATTGCGACGGGCGATGATGCTGTACGGCATCGCCATAACGTTGTTGGGGTTGTTGATGCGCTTGAGGTTACGCTTGCTGTACATCGCAACGCGGCGCACGTCCGGTGCCGGCTCAACGCCAAACTCCGGTGCCAACTCCAACGCCAAGTTATACCGAAACGCCCGAAGGTACCCAGGCGGCATGAGGATTTCGGTGCT